CTGCTTTTCCATTAAGCTACAAGGGCACAGCTTACTTCTTTCGAGTAGCCCTTTTCACGAGTTTCTTTTTAGAAGCCTCGATCTGAGCACGCAACTCATCGATAATTTTTCTAACTGCTTCTCTTACAGTATGCATATTTCAACCTCCCATGCAACATCGGTAAGTACTAAATTATGGTGTTCTAACGAGGAAACGTAATGGCTGGCCGTTTTTAACAGGAACGGCCAAACCTGTACTTCTCTGTACTGCGCTCATGGGCTGTTCTGGTAGTTACGGGAGCCCACCCGGACGGACTCAGGATCACTAAAATCTCTCCTATCCGCCATTGTAAGTACATTATATCATACTTCTGCCACAATTGTACATCGTTATTCTTCAGAAATAATTGACAACTGCCCACAAGCCGCCCCAGCCTCAATCTCAGCCTGAGTTGCGACAGCGACCGCAAACTCATAGCCTTCTTCAGCCAACTGCTTCTTAATAGTTTCCATTTGGTCCTCCCTTCTAGACAAGATTGAGTTGTTCAATGACGCCCTTGCCTAAGTCATTTCCTTTGCTGATCTCATTCTCATTGATCGGAGACAGCTTGATGAAGAAGTACTTGGGATCGAAGTATTTGCGGAGTTTCTTGATGTCAAAGTCTTTTTCGTCCACAAGTGTCAAGTTGATTGTAGTTTTCAAATGACTACCCGTTCTGATAGCTCCCAGCTCCTCTAGAGTCATCAGGTTGTTTATTGGTATAAGCCACTTCCGCCTTTCCTCGTCCAACGAATGGAGGGAAATCTGTAACGTAATGTTGTCCTTTATCCATGAGAAGTCGGACCCTTTTAGCCCAATCGTCGACACATAATGGTGAGCACTAGGGTGCATCCGGCTAATCATACTTATTGCCTTTTGTACCTCAAAGATGTTCAGAAAGGGCTCTCCCATTCTTGTGTAGTTTACCTTGAACTCTTTACAATACCGAGGATCGTTGTTGTGATTCTGTTCTCGTACGAAGAGAATCTGATTGACTATCTCTTCGGCCGTCAAGTTTCTCCACTGTTTTAGCTTACCCGCGGCACAAAACTTGCATTTCACAGGACATCCAGACATTGTGGAAACACCAATCATCCATCTTTCTGACCGGTCGCCCACCCAGTATTTGCTATGAAGAGCATTATCGTGCTGAGATGCCGCATCCTTCGTATAGAACGGAAGGAACGTATCGGTCGTTTCAATCAGCATCCCGTCGTAAAGCTTCAATGCAAAGACTTGCCCATTGGCAAATTCTCTATGATTTATTACTTTCATATTAATATGCCACGTTCTTTCTGACTTCCTCAAACGTGTATTCCTTGGTAATCTTGCCGTTCAGGAATACTTCTTCAAGGACGTCCCGATCGTACCATTTAGTGCCTTGCATGACGGTTTCGTATCCATCCATTGTTTCTACAAGAGCCAGCTTGCCCTTCTTCGAGATTTTAACCTCGTCAGTAATCGGCTCCTTGTAGACAAGGATCTCTTTGCCATTCACTTTTGCGTACGATGCCTTCATAGCAAACTTGAAAGTATCGCGGTCAAGTTTCTGCAAGAGACCGCCACCCATTCCGAAAGCGACATTCTCTGCAGACCACTGATTCTTCCACATTGCATGAAGAATCTCGTTGATCATCTGGAGAGTACAACCATCGCCTTGGATGACACGGATCGCTGGATTCAATACTTTAAAGCCTTTTCCATTGACAGTGCAACCAAACCGATCGCCAAGGATTTGCAGCAGTCGGGCTACTACCGTAGGCGGATGACCACTATCAGGTCTTACTACTAACGTACCACCCGTTTTCAGAACAAGGTCTTTCAGTTGTTTTCCCCAGATATTGTCAGCGGCGTTATAAATATCATAGCTATCCGAGACACAAGCATAAATCTTGCCAGGGCCGCCATAAGCATTCACCATATTTCTATAAGCGTCAGCTTCATTTCCTCGGCCCCAAACACAAATCGTGCTGTGCTCAGCTGCAGGAATAGAAAATCCAGCCATCCCAGCATTGTAGTACTTGTTGGCAGCCCAAATTCCCTCTACTGTATCAGAACCCATGAAGTTCACTAAGTGGGCTGCGCCTCCAATCTCAGCCGATTCGCCTGAAGAAACGCCACGACCGCCAAAGTCGTGAAGTCTGAACATGATCTGCCCATCAGGGTCATCGCATGTTGCCTTGAGGAAATCGTAGATCAGCCGCTTAGCCCGGTAAGAATTGGTTGCCACAGTTGTCGGATACCAGACAGCCCTCATAAGAACTGTCTCGATGTAAGAAGTAAGCCAATAGCATTCTGGATCTGTATTTTCAACAGACACCAGAATATTCTTGAGGTTTACTCTCCGTCCTTCTGGAACGGCCATGATTCGTAGAGGAAGATAACCATTATGCTTCTTGAGGATGTACTCCCACCCTTCCTTGTTAAAAGGCTCTCCGTGTATCTTGAAGAACTCATCAGCCTCATCAATCATCTCCTGAGTGATCGGCCTGACAAAGAACTTCTTAAGAATCATTTGTAATCCGAAAAACACTGTCTCTGGAAAGTCCCCACCCCGTGCCTCAATGTAAGAATAAACATCAGTCGTACCTGGCGGATACTGCTTCCAGTGGCTTGCCTTGTAGCTGTCGGTCATAAGAATCATGTTATCCATTTGGAATCTCCTTCCTGTCCCAACCGCTCTCCGCGGTTATCGGGCCAATCCAATAAAGTGCTTTACAATGTGGAAATGATCTTCATAAAGCTTGTCTTCCATGTCATAGAACTCTACGTATGGAAACCATTTAGCCTTTTCAGCATCGTCGCTTCCCTTCACCTTAGGCAAAGCAATCTGCCTAAGAACATATAACGAAGCGTGTGTAATCGTACGACCTCTCAATGATCTGTTTGGAGCGTCAAAAACGTTGGACGTCACAAAAGACCCTTTAATCACATTCTTGTGAACCTCGATCCGTGTCTCTTCTTTAAGCTCTCTAATCGTACAATCGTCAATCCTCTCGTCGTGTTTGATGAAGCCGCCAGGGAGCGCCCACAACCCTTTTCCAGGGTTAGCCTTTCGTTTGACAAGCAGCACGTGTCCGTTACAAAGGACTACTGCATCAGTTGTAACAAACGTCGGCGGATACGGAAGAGCGCTGAAAGACTCTCTATATTTCTTGACAAAAGAGTGCTCATCTGAAAGATGGATATAATCTTCTGTCTGCCTAAAGTCCTGTAGAAATGCTTTTACGGGATCAGGGCAATCAAGAAATCGATAATCAATTTCATAAGTGAAATACTTGTCCCTAATAATTGTGGCGGCGTGGCTTACAACCTCATTAGTTGCCACAAAATTCCACTGTGGAAACATATCAAGATAGAACGTAGTATCGTCCTTCTTCATTCCCACAAGCACCACTTTGACGTCCTCATCGAATTGATCGATCTCCTCGTTAACAACGCCTTGTACTTCAGCGATCCAATCTTGATCGTTGTAGAGGAAGTCTCTAACGGGTTTAATAAGCAAACGATTGAATATGACTACACCTTCTTCGTCTTTTGGCGGATCGTCACGCCAACTATTAAAGCCGAAAGAATTGAGAATCATTCGTTTACGCTCTTCAAATGTAAAGGGATTTCGGATGTTGCGGGCGGCGAAAGCAGAGCCGACAAGTATAAGAACCTTGTCAGCAATCTTCAACGCATTTTGGATGTTTTCTAAGTGTCCATTGTGGAGTGGCTGGAACCGGCCAATGAATACGGCGTATTGGTATTTTCGCATTGGGATCTCCTCCCTGTTGTAAGTGGAACAATCACCTTGTTCCATTTGAATCCATTATATCATAAATTACAGCGGTTGTACAACAAATGAGGCTCTTACTGGAATTGAACCAGTTTTCACTGCTTTGCAGGCAGCTGGCTATAACCATTCACCCAAAGAGCCATGAGCCAAGTACGAGAATCGGACTCGTGTTTCCTCCTTACCAAAGAGGCGTCTTACCATTAGACTAACCCGGCAGATGCTTACCTTTTATCTGGCCGTTTTTTTTCTTGACGAACTTCTTGAAATCATCGAAGGTCTTACCAATGGCCCACTTAGCAATCGGCGGTGCCTCGATTACTACGCCGTCATGTACTATTATACCATAACATGCGTAGTGGATATTTATCCAGTATAAATATTTCATGTGTCCTCGGCGAGATTCGAACTCACAATGAATGGTTCGTAGCCATTCGGTTTATCCATTAGCCTACAAGGACGTGCGATAGAGGCAGGATTCGAACCTGCGCGGCTTTTACACCCTAAGAGTTTAGCAAACTCCCCTCTTTACCACTTGAGTACTCTACCCTTTTTCCAACCACTTTCTATAAAACCATCCAACTCATCTTTTCGTACTTTCTTGCTCTGTGAATCATTATGAATCCAACAAGTCCCGTATTGTGAATTGTTTTCTCCGCATTGTTTTTCTTTCATTATAATCGATAATCTTTGCTTAAACTCGTCTGAATGTCTTTTGCCTTTAAAAGAATCATTTTTAAGTAGGCCGTCTTTTATCATCTGAGATTTAATTTCTCTTGCGTGCTTAAATCCCTTTAGACCGCCCTTTGTCATTCTTTCTTTAATCTTTTTATCTGCGACAGCCCAATTAGACGAGGGATGAAGATATTTTAACTTTCCGTAGTTGATGCTATCCCAATTTCCATCGCCACCGCAATGAAGGTTATAGCATTCGCCCTTTTCTATTAATTCAAGAGTAACAATTTCTCGTTCTTTATTGAAAGCTTCTTCATAAGAATCGAAGATTGCAAGGATCTCTTTTGT